TAGATAAGACACACTGATGTCTGAATCTTTTACCCGATAAAACACTTCCTGCGATATTGGAGGATAAAACAAAGTGTTTCTTGATACCGACTTTCCAAAGATCCTTGGTGCGGAACTTTACCGTCCCCACCCTGCCTACATTGCCGAGATGGCAGTGGAGCCTGTGGTTGTCCACGACTTCACCCGCCAACCCGGTCAAACCGTTCAGTTAGACCGCTATAAGTTCTGGGGTACCCCTGGTACTAAGGACAGCCGTGAGCGTATTGCCGACCAAACCATCGGTACCGCTAACAGCCGTAACATCACCAAGGAGAAAGTCCTGGTGGTGCTTAAGGAATACACCGGTCCTGCAGACCCGGGTGATCCTACCCAGCCTTCGACCTTCAAGATTGCCCGTGAGACCCTGGTCACTGCTCAGCGCCTGCTGCTGGACACCGGCAACCTCAACATGTTCCACCAGTCCATCGGTAGCCTGACGCTGCTGGATGACTACCGTCGTTGGCGCGACCGCGTGTTCATTGATGAACTCGCCAAAGCCGAAGCCAATGGTGCCGCTTCTACGACCCAAGGTGGTTACTACTTCGCTGGTGGCAAGGTCAAAGATTCTTCTGGCCGTATTGCCTACACTTCCACCGAGTACGACAACGAAGTTCAACAGTTCCAGGTTCGTACCGACCTGCTGACCGTTGTCAAGGACCTGCGCAAGCGCAACGTTCCTACTTACGCTGATGGTCTGTATCGCTGCATCTGCGATCCTACCTTCATGATGCACCTGCGTCGTGATCCCGACTTCCGCGAGATCGCTCGTTACGCTGGTAATCCTGGCCAGGGCATGTACATGGGCAACCCCATGATGCCTAACAACGCCAGCTTCTTCCAAGGTCCCCAGGCTGGCCAAGCTTACTTCCTGGCTGGTGAACCTGTCATGCCTACCGGCGTGCAGTTTGAAGGCGTTAAGTTCTTCGAGTCGACCAACTTCCCGACCAAGAGCATCAGCACCTCCTTCGCTGGTACTGGTGGCACCTACGCTTCCAAGGAAGTGGCTCAGGGTTACTTCTTCGGTCCTCAAGCCATTGGCGTGGGTATCGGCGGCCCGAACGCTCAGGTGCTCATCAACAACAACGACGACTTCAGCCGTTTCATCATCCTGATCTGGCAACTGTACGCCGGCTTCGAAATCCTGAACAAGGACTTCGTGACCACCGCGTTCAGCTATGTGCAGGACGACGGCAACATCTGATCAATAAACAATAACTAAACTATAGGAAAAATAAATGACCTATTTGTCCGCTAAAAAAATCTATCCCGGCAACTGGGCTGAACCCCTGAATGGCTGGTATAAGAACATTGATGCCGATTATGCCGGCACTGATGACGGCTCTAAGGGTGGCCCCACTTCGGTGCTGGCCCTCCCTGGCTACCGCTACTTCCAGCAACGTGGTTATGTAGCAGTTACCGATACCTCTGGCTCTGGTCCTGTTTCTTCGGCAAGCGTGATCGTTCCTTCCCCCTACCGGAATGACGACACTCGTACCGACATCACCGGCATGGTGATCTCTGGTAACAGCACCCTGCCTGCTTACGTGTACCGTACTGCTATCTCCGTGGCCTCTGGCTGGGGTGATGGCCGCGTGGCTTCTGGTGTGTACGCTGCCACCGGTAACGTGATCTCGTTCGGTCGCGTAAGCTCCAGCAACCCCACCGCCGCTTCTGGCGTGGGTGAGGGCGTGATTCAGGCCAACCTGACTTCTACCGTCTCTGGCACCCAGGCTGGCGAAATCTACTTCGCTGGTGGCACCGCAGGTTTTGGTACCAACCCCTTCCTGACCATCACCGGCGCTACTGGCGTTGCTCCTGGCACTGTTAACTACTCTGTTACTTCTGCTACCACCCTTCGGGTGTTTGCAAAGGAAACCGCCAACAGCACCACCACTTCCGGTGGCTTCTACATCTCCAGTGGTGATGCAAGCGCAGGCCGCACCGGTTACCTGGTCGTGGAAGTGTGCTACATCCAGCCCGATGAAGCTCCTGGTTACGAAGACATCGACGGCTACCTGACCGGTCGCACTGTCAGCTGATTAGGGTAAACTAGGACCAGAGATTAACTCCCTGGTCCTTATGTTGTATCAGCACAAAAAAACCGGCGCTCGCGTCAAAGTTGTAAGTGAGTTTGATAACGGTGATTGGTTCATGGTTGAAGACCAGGACGGACGCCTTTACACCGCCTACAAAAACGAGTTACTGCCTGATGAGACAGCCACTAAAACGGTAAAGACTCTTCAGGTAAAAGATAAAGCCGCAAAAGAAGAGCCCCGTGCTTTTCCTCCTGACAATCGTTTGAATATTAATTCCGCTACCGCCCAAATGATCGCTGATCATATCAAGGGTATCGGTCTTAAAACTGCCCGAGAAATCAAGGATCTACAGATGTCTTTATCGGGTGAGCGATTCAATAACTTGGAGCAACTCAAACAGATTAAAAGAGTGGACTGGGGAGCAGTTCTTGCGGCTGATCTGATTCGAGTGTGATACACAAAATAAGCCCCTGGTTTTCCAGGGGTTTTTTGGTTTTAAAATAAAAAGAAAAGGACAATGGCGGGCATATTTTCTGCTGGTAGAGTAGCGCATCCCAAGGAAGATGTTTTTCCTACTACGGGTGAACACCTTGACGTGCGTGTAATACCCCAGTTTGGACCTCAAAAAGGAAACCCGGTTAACCCTAGAAATGCAAGATCTATTGTTCAAAACGTTTTAATTGGTGATCAAAGAACTCCTTTAGTTCAGCCACAAGGAAAAGGATGGAAATGGAACTTTCCAGTTACTTCTGAATTTGGTCAGCGAATAGCCCCTACTAAGGATGCTTCTACTTTTCATAAAGGCCTAGATATTGGGTTGGCTGCTGGAACTCCACTTGCATATCGTGGCTATGGAACGTATAGGCCCGATCATGGTTATGGCTCTATCATGACTACGGATGCGCAGGGTAATCCCTACGAAATTCGTCTTTTACACACAAAACCAGGGAAGGCGTCAGCTGTTGGACCTACCGTGGCCCCACCCCCACTTGCACTTCCTGGTGATCAAAGTCAAGATGTTAACGTAGCAACTGAAACGGTTAACAAATCAATTAGAGATGCATTAATGGGAAGTTTATTGGAACAAGCTTTCTTAAAAAGAAACGAAGGGGCGTCTCAAGCCAACCCTTATTCCCAGGCATTTATTACCCAAGAAATGATTAATGAGTTTGCTTGATTACACCAATTTATAATTAAACTATGCTGAGGATTTTAGGTGCAGTTATCGGATTTCGATAAAAGCAAAGTCAGGTATCATTTAGGATACTTCACTGTGTCTGTACCTGCGGGCGACTATGCTCGCTTGGAAGAGGCAATGAATACTATTCCTGACTCTTATTTTTATGATAAGATTTCAATTCAACTTGGTCGTTGTGACACAGCTGAAAAGAAAACAGAAGTAGCAACTTCGCCCTCTACACGTCTTGAAAGTATTGCAGGTGACGTGGATCGTACGATCCGCTCCAGCAATGCCAAAGAAGCACTAAAGGTTTGGGACGAGATCTATCTCTACGAAACCAATAGGTTGGCACAGATTCTTTATGTGCCTAACTACAAAGATCCGTTCCAGGCCCGTTATCGCTACGAACGTTCTGGCGCTGAATTTATCCAGGCTTTACCTGGTCCTGCCGATACAGCAGTCGGTTCCCGTATTTATTTACATGAGGTTTGGCGATAATGAATAAGCTTTTTCAAAAACTTTTACAGCAAGCTAGATCTAGCGTTCCACCCCAAGCAGTACGTAGCGTTCAAGGATTTGCCAACGACTTAGTAGCTCCTGTGCTTCGAGGGGTAGGAACCCAAGCGGAAAATGCGTTAGTAAAATCTGCCGGAGTTATACAAGATGCGGTTGTTCGTCCAAACAATCGGATTTCTCAAAAATATCTTGCCAACCCAGGTGTTGGTTCTCCCCGTACTTTTCCGGCTGGATTTGCTGGTCAAGTCCTGATGGGCAAACAAATAGGACAATATACTCCCAGCATTCCTCTCCCAGAAAGTTTTAATAATCCAAAATACACTCTTGATGGAGCCCAACGTTTCCTGAAAGAGTTTGGCGGTAACGTTACTTCAAGTGCACAACGAGCTACAACATCTCTCACCCCTGGTCCCACGTCTGTTCAGTTTCCTTTTGACGATTCTTTAGAATTACTAAAGGGTAAAGCTAAATACCTTCAGCGTCAAGCACAAGCTGGCATCAACACTTCTCAAGGAGCGCTTCGCAACCTTCAAAGTCTTGGTCCAACGGCATGGAATCCTCTTGCAACAAGCACTCCGACTACATTACTTGGCAAAGTGGGTAAATTTGTAAATCCACTTAATCCTATAAATGCCGGAGGCATTGCGGCAGGGCTTGTTGTTGATAATCTTTTTCCCGAAGAAATTCGCAACACAGCAAATGCAGGGTTGATTACCCCTGGCCCTATTCCTATCAAAGCACTTGCCGCAGGTCTTTATGACACGTTCCTAAATGAACGTAATGCAGGTGTTGGATTAGCCACTGGAACATTGCGAGACAATGATCCGATGAGGTACGCTGGTATACAAGCTTTACAGAATATTAAAAAACAAAACGCGCAGCGACCTGTTGGCACTTTGTCTCAACTTAATGGAAAAGAAGTTGAGTGGAGAGGGCCAGGGTTAGGGTGGCAACGGACTTATTTGGAAGATGGTGGTGATTCGCCGCCACCGTCTGCACCTGGTTTTTCCGCACCTGCTGAAATTCAACCAGGGCCACGAACCGGACGACAGGCTCCTCCAGCACCCACACAATTAGGACCTGGAGTTGTGTCTAACGGGGCCGGTGTTCCCGCACAACGACAAAATGTTCAAGAACGCGCACGCTCTCAAGAAGTACTTAATGCTGCTCAGCAGTACGCTGCTCCTACAGGTGTCCCCCTTTCTTCCTTCTATGAGGGCCAGCAGCAACTGGGTAGGAGCATGATGCAGAAAGGTACCTTGGTGAGCGAACTGCAAAGCTTGGGTGGCGCGACGGGTATGGAGCCGACAGCTTTCAAACAGTGGGCCCAGGCGAATCCCGGCCTGGCTTATCGCGAGTTGTTGAAACTTCGTCAAAACCCTACCCCACAGTAAATATAATGGCCCCCCGTACTGTTTCTGATATTTTTGGCCTTAAGCCAGAAGAGGTAAATGCTCTAGCTATTGTTTCTGGACTAGAAGGATATCGTGGGGCGAGCGGTAAGGATGTCGCCGCTGTTGCCGCAAATTTACTTAACCGCCGTCTTCATGGTGGTTGGGGAGGCCGCGATATTAGAAACATCGCAACTGCACCTGGGCAATACGAAGCTATCTTTAGCAGAAAGCTTAGTATGAAGGATTTAGCTGATCCTGCTACAGGGGCAAGGTTATTGGGGGGCCCAGCGCAATTTGAACTAATTCGCAATACTGTAAATAACGCGCAGTTGGTTGGCGGCGAATTTGATCGCATGAAGGGTGCACAATCCTTCAAGGGCGTCAGTCAGTATGCAAATCGCAAACCGGAAGATTACACGCCTGTTCCAGGTAAAAGCAATTTTTATCATGGTACGGACCCGAATGTTTATAAACGGGGCCGCGCATTGTTTGGTTCACAAACACCAGCAAGTTCCCCTGGGACTACCCAAGCTCCTCCTGTTGCCACACCAAGGGAAAAAGGGAACAACCTTGGCAATACTTTTTTACAAAGTATGATTAAGAGTTTTGTCCCTGCGCTTATTCGGCAACGATCGGAGGCGACAACCAATCCATACGAAGGTGTTGCAAGTCTTGATTCAAGTATTTTAAATGCTGATGATGAACTTGTATCTTATCTACAAGGCATAAGTTAATGGCAAACCTTAGAAGCCGGCAAACTTATCTAGGTTCAGATTACACCCCTGGGGAAGTATCTGAGCTACTTAAGGGAGAACGCTACACATCCTTTGGTGATCTCCCCTATTCTTTCGGTGACCTAACCGGCAAGGATCAGCCAACATACACAAGTGTTGGCTTTGATCGCTTGAGTAAGTTCAAGTCGGAACAGAAAGATCCTGGGAGCATGTTCCAGCGTTTCCTTGCGTTGCAAAATAATCCCACATCTTTAGTTGAAAGCAAAATGCGTTTGCCGACAGGTTTTAACCAGGCTTACAATTTGGCTTCATTTTAAGCAAAGAAAAATATTGTCCATTAGAATGGGTTTACAGAACACCAGCGGCCTAGCGCAAAAGGCTGAATACCGGAAGCAGTAAATGTCATCAACCTCAACCAATAAGCAGCCCTTGCTTGTTGATCGCCCTTTATATGACACCGTCCGAGTCACGACTCAAACGGTAGGTAGTGCTGCAACCAATACTTTGTTTGTGCAAGGTGGTCAGGCACCGTCTATCCTCGTAGACATGGACGCCGAATTAAGCGAAGATAGTAACAGTGGCGGTGTCGTTGATTCAATCACCATTACACGTAACGATTTCTACCGTTCTCCCGACTACACAGTAAACGCAACTACCTCTGGTACTTCCATCTCACTTGTCAGTGGACAGATTGTTTTAATCACAGCAACTGGTTCCTTGACCGGTGGTGGCGCACCCTTCAGTGGCTATGGGTATTACACCTACACAGGTGCAGCTACCCTCACTGGAATCAACACTGCACTTAACTACTCTGGTGGCATTGCATCGGGCTTCACATACAACGGTGTTGCTTACGGTTATCAGCAAGCTGCAACCTTTGTGTTTTACCAGACGCGTGGCACCACGACTCCAATCCCTGGCTCTGGTGATTACAGACTTATTTTTGCAAAGACTCTTCCCGCAGGCAGCGGCACTGTCGATTGTTCTGACGTAATGCCTCAGCTTGCAGTACCAAATGTAAACGCTGGCAACACTACTGGCTTAGGCTCCACGGCTCCGCTGCGTAACAAGGGCATCTACCTGGAGCGTGGCGACCGTATTTACGTGGGTGTATTCCCCGATGGCCCTAATAGTTCTGGTTATATTCCCGGCGTGCATGTAATTGCACAGGGCGGTTTCTTCTAAGGCATGTCTCCTAAAGGGGGCGATAAATTTGGATCTTTTGTCAAAGCAAGTGACGCTGATCCTTTTCGCCTAAGACCAATTACAACAGAGTTTTCTGCTGGTGGCGTACCAAACTCACTTACGGTCGTCAACAGAGAGTCTGCATGGTCTAGATGGCGACGTGGCTACGAAATTGCCACCGCATGTTTCTATGACAACGCATATGAATATCCGTTTAGCTACGTAATTCCAGTGCCAGCTGGAACACCGGCTTCCGTTGCAGCAGCACAACCAACCATCCCTGGAACCTTCGTAGGGTTCCCCACTAAGAACAAAGAGTTTGGCATGCACTGGGCTGGGGCTCGTTTGGCGGGATCCTTGC